CTGAGTTATTTTAATTTTTTTTTCATTATATTTGTAATATGGAAAAAAATATTGATTTTTTAAAAGAAGTTTTGTCTGTTCCGACAAAAACTTATCAAGAAGATTTAATGATTGAATTTTTGGAAAACTGGTTAACAGAAAATAATTTACCTTTTTTCACAGATAAACATCAAAACATCTACGTAACAAAATTAACTGAAAAAGTTGATGAGGATTTTTATTTTCCTTGTGTTGTTGCTCATACGGATACCGTTCACAAGTTGGACGTAATTAATATCCGAGAAGAAAATTTACCGAATGCTCAGAATGAATTAAAGTTAGCGTTAAAGGCTTACAATAATTTTGACGAACCAACAGGTATTGGTGGTGACAATAAGTGTGGGGTCTTTGCTTGTTTGGAGTTATTAAAGGAATTACCAAATCTTAAAGTTGCATTTTTCGTATCTGAAGAAACAGGTTGTCATGGTTCAAGAATGGCAGATAAAGATTTTTTCAAAGATGTTGGTTACGCTATTCAGTTTGATGCACCTGAAAATTGGATGGTAACAGAAATCTGTATGGGTACACGATTGTTCAAACGAGATTCCGAGTTTTTTGAAACTTGTAAATCGGTAATTAATGAAAACTTCAATGGAAGGGAGAAATATGAATCACATCCTTATACCGATGTTTACGCTCTTAAAAACGCCTTTGATTTCGCCTGTATTAATTTCTCAATAGGTTATTATGACTACCATACAAGAAATGAATATGTGGTAGTTGAGGATGTTATTAATGGTATTAAAACAGGTAGGGAACTAATTGAAAAATTAGGGAATAAATTCTACAAGGAAATATGTAACGATAATCCATATTTCAAATAAAAAAAGGGGGTTTATTCCCCCTTTTTCTTTCTTGATTTTTTCTGTTTCTCCTCAACAATTTTGATTGTAATCTCATTGTTTTCAACATATAGGATATATGGAATATTTTCTTTCAAGTCACCTTTAAGAACTTCTTCGGATACATAATCCTCAATTTTGTCTTGAATTGCTCTCTTCAACGGTCTAGCCCCGTAAGTTTCGTCAAATCCGACTTCTGAGATTAAATCAATTACTGAGTCCTCATAACTGATATTGTATTTTAATGAAACCAATCTACTACAAAGTTTGTCAATTTCAAGTTTAACAATTTTTCTAATATCTTCTTTTTGTAAACTATTGAATACAATTACTTCATCAATACGGTTAAGGAATTCAGGTGCGAAAAACTTTTGAAGTTCTTTCTTTAGAATGTCTCTTTTTAATTCTTCTTGAATGTAAGTATTTGTATCATTTTTGAATCCAATACCGACACCAAACTCTTGTAATTTTTTAGCTCCAATATTTGAAGTCATAATTATTACACAGTTTTTGAAATTGATTTTTCTACCTAATCCATCTGTAATATGACCATCATCTAAAACTTGAAGTAATGTTGAGAAGATGTCTTTGTTAGCTTTTTCAATCTCATCAAATAATATTACTGAGTATGGTTTGTTTTTAACTTGTTCAGTTAATTGACCACCTTCATCATAACCAACATATCCCGGAGGAGCTCCTATCAATCTTGAAATTGTATGTTTCTCTTGGAATTCTGACATGTCAATTCTAATCAAATTGTCCTCACTTCCAAAAATTTGTTTTGCCAATTCTTTAGCTAATAATGTTTTACCAATACCTGTAGAACCTAAAAAGATGAAAGAACCGATAGGTCTGTTAGGGTCTTTAATGCCTAATCTATTTCTTCTAATAGCTTTTGCGATTTTAGATACCGCTGGTGATTGACCAATAACCTTATCAGATAAGTTATCCTCAATTGAGGATAGAACTTTTGTTTCGTCAGAATTTAACTTTGAAATAGGAATTTTGGTCATGTTAGATACAACTTCATATACCATTTCTAATGTTACTTCTTTCTTTTGAAGAGACATTTCTTCTTCAAACTTTTTCTTCTCTTCATCTAATTTATTTAAGATTTTCTTTTCTTTATCTCTTAAATTTGCCGCCTCCTCATAATTTTGTTTTTTAACAACTTCAATTTTTAACTTCTTAATATCAGAAGCTTCCAATTTCAATTTTTCAATTATTTCTGGCATTTTAACATCAACCTGACTTCTTGCACCTACTTCATCAATAATATCAAATGCCTTATCAGGGAATTCTCTATCTGTGATATATCTTTCAGCTAAATCAACACAAACATTTAGAACTTCATCATTGTATAATACTTTATGATAATCTTCATATCTGTCTTTTGTGTTTTTTAAGATTTCTAAAGTTTCATCTTTAGTTGCTGCGTCAACAATTACTTTTTGGAAACGTCTTTCTAACGCTCCATCTTTTTCAAAGTTTTTTCTATACTCATCTAATGTGGTTGCTCCAATACATTGGATTTCACCACGAGCAAGTGCTGGTTTAAAGATGTTAGATGCATCTAATGAACCCGAAGAGTTACCCGCTCCAACAATTGTATGGATTTCATCAATGAATACAATGATGTTTGGTGCATTTTGAAGTTCTTCAATAATGACTTTCATCCTTTCCTCAAATTGACCACGATATTTTGTACCGGCAACTATTGATGTCATATCCAACGATACAATACGTTTGTCCATTAGATTTCTTGGACATTCACCATTGAAGATTTTAATTGCTAATCCTTCAGCAATTGCTGTTTTACCACAACCTGGTTCACCAATAATAATTGGGTTATTTTTTTTACGTCTGGATAAAATCTGAGCAATCCTTTGGATTTCTCTTTCTCGTCCGACAACAGGGTCTAATTTCCCTTGTTCAGCCAACTTGATTAAATCTCTACTAAAATTATCAAGTACAGGTGTTGACGAGTCACCCGCTTTATTTTGTTTTTTACCGTCACCATCTACAGATTCAATCATAAGAAATATTATATATCACAAAAATATGATGTTATCTTTGAAATATCAACCCATTGTTAATTATTTACCATAAGTTTAAATTATATATTTTTAAATAAAAAAGTTATGGCAATATTAAAAGAAGAAATTAAAGGAACTAAAATCTTTAACGAGATTCAATCAAGTAACATCAGAAAATCTGAATATGATACTGAAACTAAAAAACTAATTGTTGAGTTCAATAACGGTCATCGTTATGAGTATGATGAGGTACCACACCAATTATATACATCATTTAGAACTTCGGAATCACAAGGTAAATTTTTTAATAGTAAAATATCTAAAGTTTTCAAATATAAAAAAATTTAAATAATACTTTAACTCAAATATTTATGAGTAATGAGTAAATTTGAATCTATATTAAAAAGTTTTCATTCTAAAGACAATCTTAATTCTAAGATTTGGAAAGAAAGTGGAAATGACATAACTATTAATCCTACAGTTAGAAAAAAACTTTTGGAAATTGCTAATGAATTTATTGAATTCCTAAAAGTTGATATTGTAGTTTCTTACATTATTATGACAGGTTCTTTGGCTAATTATAATTGGTCAGAATTTTCAGATATTGATTTACATATTGTTGTTGATTTTGAACAATTTAGTAAAGAACAGTTACCATTATATGAAGAACTTTTTAGATTAAAAAAGACCTTATTCAATGACCAACATGATATCACAATTTATGGTTATGAGGTTGAATTATATGTTCAAAATGAATCAGAATCTCATTTTAGTAGTGGAGTTTTTTCAGTATTAAACGATGAATGGATTGTTGAACCAAAAAAAGAAGATGTAAAAATTGATATTGGTTTAATAAAAAATAAGGCAGAACAATGGATGAAAATTATTGACGGTGTTATTGAAAACGCATCGGATGAACCACTTGATGAAGCTAAAAAAATCATTTCAAAATATAAGGATAAATTAAAAAAATATAGAACCTGTGGGTTAGAATCAGGTGGGGAATATTCTGATGAAAATTTAGTTTTTAAAATTTTAAGAAGAAATAACTATATTCAAAAGTTATTTGATTTTGAGGTTGAAATGGAGGATAAAGAACTTTCTTTAAATGAAAGTAGAATGAAAAAAATAATACTTGAAGGTTCTAAAGATAGTTTAGACCCAAGTGTATTAAAAGCGTTACAATCTGTTGAAACTACTTACGGAGTAAAAATAACTGATGATAATGTCAATGATGAATTAGCTCAAGAAAAACAAATCTACCCCGATAATTCAGGAATAGATTCTTCAGCGTTATCCCAATTAAAAAAGTTATTATCTGATTTATATTCTAAATTCCCAAATGCACCTGAAGATTCTAACAGTAATTGTGATGGAGTTAAGGGTTGTGTTTCAGGATATAGAGGATATTCTACACAAGTTAAAACTTTTGGTAGTAAAATCAGTAGAGATGGTGGTGTCTCTAATAGACAAAAATTTTCAGCTTTACCAGGATTTTCTCAACATCACACAGGTAAAGGATTTGACATATTAAGTGTTGAACCATCATGGTGGAATAAAAATTCTGACATTAAATCATGGGTTGCTAATAACGTGTGTAAGTATGGATTTAAAGTATCTTATCCAACGGACGGAGTTTTAAGAAGTGCCGAACCTTGGCATTTATTTTATACTGGACAATTTTGTGGTGGAGATAAAGAAGAAAAAACTGTTGAGAAAGAAAAAACAGTAGAAAAAGAAAAATCATCTGAAATAGTTAAAACTGAAAAAGGTGATTTAATATCCGACATAACAAATTTTTCAAAAAGTTCACGAGTATTAACTAATTTAAAAAAAGAAGGTGGTAGATTATCTTTCAATCAGGAAGTTCAAAATTTACAAAAAGCTTTACAATTTTTAAAATATTCTTTACCAAAATGGGGGGCTGATGGTAAATTTGGTAATGAAACAGAATCAGCATTAAAGAAATTTGAATCCGCAAATGGATTAGAAGAAGATGGTAAATTTGATTCTGAAGATGCGGAAATTTTAGTTAAAAAGTTAATTAGTTCAGGATACGAAAAAACTGATGACCAACAAATACAAGTAACTCCAAGTGAAGTGGAAAAAGATAAAGTTGTTGCAACTACAACTAATGATGATGAATATGTTGTTTTAATTCCACCAAACTATCAGGGTAAAAATGTTCACGTATTATTTGGAGGTTCTCATACATCAGGGTATTCAAAAAATAGTTTTAAAACTGAAGCTATACAAAAATATGGTAATATTTTGAAACCTTATGCTACTAACACTATAATTGTGGTAACACATCATATGAATACCGTAAGTAATGTGCAAAAATATGTTAGTGAAAAATACGGTGCAAATGTTACATCTCTCGCAGGGTTTTCACAAGGTGGTAAAGAAGCTTGGAGACACGCATCAGATAGTTCATATAAATTAGTTGGGTTAATTGACCCATCAACATATCAGACAGATGTTCAGTTTGGTAGTGGTACTTATTTATACTGCGACCCTAAAAACTGGGGGAAAACAGGATTTTACGGAGAGACAAGGAAAAAATTAGAATGGTATTGTGATAACAAAGAAAAATATTCTGGTCACGTAACTTGTTTTGATAAAGGTGGATGGCATATGAATTTTGGTATTTTAAAATCGTTCTACGACACATACGGTTCAATGATTTAAAAGTAATTTTTCAATTGCCAATATATTTATATATAAAATAATTTTTTAAATTAAAAAAAAAATGGGAAAACTAAAACCAATTGGTAGTGAGAAACTACAAGGTATGGATAAAATCAAACGTATGATTGAAATTGCTACGTATAAAGAGAACATTCCTAACCCTTTAAATGAGACTGCATCACACGAATACGATATTAAATTAGCTGATGGTAATAGATACCATATAGTTAAAGAAAAATCAGGATACGTTATTAAAAAAGGATTGACTGAATCTACTTCAGATTATGTTGAACCTATGAAAGGTAGAAAATATTATTCTTCATATTCACAAGCATTTAAACGTTTAAATTTAATTGCTAAAGAAGTTAATATTAATGAAGGTTTTGAAAAAAACATTTCATTATTTAACGAAGGTGATAACGATGAAGTTAAATATTATTTAAAGACCACAACTAATGAACAGGATGTTCCGGCGGAAAACCCAGCTCCTGCTCCCGCACCGGCTCCAGCTCCCTCACCTGCCCCTGAACCTGAAATGGGTGATATGGGTGGTGAAGAATCTTCTGAAATGGATGACATGGCAGACGAACCAATTGGTGGTGAAGAAGACAACAACGAAGAGGAAGTATCTTTTAAGTCAATTCAAAAGTTAACAGGTAAGTTAGCTCAAAAATTAAGAGAATTAATGGACAGTGAAGACGAAGAAGAAATTTCTTCTAAAGATAAAAAATATGTAATTAATTCAATACTTTCAGCCATTGATTTAGAATCTATGGAAGAAGATGATAAAGAAGATATTATCGACAAATTAGAAGGTGAAGAAGATATGGAAGGTTCTGAAGAATCTTCTCAAGGTGAAGAAGATATGGATTTTTCAGATGATATGGCAGACCAAGAAATTGGTGGTGAGGAAGAAGAAATGGGACAAGAACCAACACCTCCACCAGCACCAATGGAAATGGGAGAAATGTTTGATGAGGAAGATGAATTCACACCTCACAGACCAAGATTTAGAAATAAAGTTGGACATAGAAGTATGAATACTGACGATGTATTTGATGGAATGTTTAATGAATCGAAAATAGACAAAGTATTAGAAAAATATTTTGAACCAAAAATTAAAAACCAAGTAGATTTAACTTCAAAGATTGAAAGAATTTCTGAAACAACACTACAAGAATCATCAGCTAAGAGTTTTATTAATAAATTCCCTTCAGCTAAATTGATTGGTAAAAATAAATTAGGTAATATTATTTTTGAAACCAATAAAGGTAGAAAAGGTATAACACCAAAAGGAACTATCCTATAATGTATTTAATTTATGTTAACGAATTAGGACCAAACTATAAAGGAGATAATATTTACGAATTTATTTTCTCAAAAAGTTTGGAAAATGTGTGGGGTGATTCATGGGAATCAAAACCAGCAAACGGTTACCCCTCACCACCTGATTTAGAACATATAGATAAAGTTGGAGTTTTGAAGAATGACATAATTTCATTGTCAGTAATTCAAAACTCTGATTATTTTTCAATGACTGATGCTCAGGATGGTGTTATAGCATTGGGTTGGGAAAACGAGTCAGAAGATATTAATTTTGACTTAAAACAAAGATTAGTTTTCAGATTTGGAGAACCCGAAGAATCTGTAAAAAATAAACTTTATGAACGAGATATCGTTCTTGAATTTGAAAAAAAAGTTATTTATGAACACTAACAGAAAAATATTAGATTTGGTAAATCACGGATTTAGCGGTACACTTATTTCAGAATTAAATGAGGGTCAGATAAATTCATTACACAAAAGATTAACTGAATCAAAAAAAGAAACTAAGGAACAAACACCACCAGGTGTTAAGGAAATCCAAAAAACAACTAAAGAGTATCAAATCGACCCTGGTAAAGAAATGGCACTTGGTAATTATGTAGTTAAAAATCAAGGTGGTAAGGCAGTAGTTAGTACTACAAATGAAAGTGATGATTTAGAAAATAATGATATTGCATTAGCCGTTAGTGAAAAAGACCCTAATTTAGGTTTGGCTATGAGTGATGATTTACAAGAAAAATTTGAGTCAAAAGCACAACAAAAATTATTTTGGGCAAAATGTGGTGAAGGAAAAACTAAAGAACAAAAAAAATGGTGTAAATTAGCAAGAGAGTTTTCTGATAGTACATCAAAAAAAGAATACAAAAAAATGCCTGAAAAAATTCATCCTGAAAAAACTGTTAAAGTTGTAAAGAAAGAAAATAAAGAAGGTTATTTAGATATGGTTGGAAAAGCGATGAATAAAAATATGATGAATAAAATATCAGATATTAAACCGGGATTAAAATTTGAAAGTCAATTACAAAGTAAAATTGAAAACTTGGTTGAGAAATACGTTTCTGCAAAAATCTCAAAAAGAGATTTATTAGAAACAATTAAAGGTAAATCAATGAATGAGGCGGGTAAAGAAGTTGAAACTCCTGTTAAACCCGGTGTTGACACTCCGTCGAAACCAAAACCTGGCACTCCGTATCAACCAAAACATCAGCCGGCACCTAAAGCGGGTAAAGAAGTTGAAACACCTGTTAAACCGGGTGTTGATACACCATCAAAACCTAAACCTGGTACACCTTATCAACCAAAACATCAACCAGCTCCAAAGGCGAAAAAAGAAAAATTACCTACATGGTTGTCGTTTAAATCAATCGGTATTAATTTAAAATAATATGAGTGCAAATTACAATTACGAAACTGTTTTCAAAATAAAAAACAAATTGGAAAAAAAATCTTTAAATGAAGGTTTAAGTAAGAATGAAAAAATTCTTTTGGAATCGGTGTATGAAGCACTGAATGAAGCTCCGATTGATTACGAAGGTCCTGAGAGAATGGAACCTGGTATTGAAAGAAAAATCACATCAAAAGAAACTCCTTACAAAGAACACCCAAGTTTACCTGTAGGTGATAGAGATTTTATTGAATTAATTTCATCTAAAAGGTTTAAAGATTCTGTTGACAAGGTTAGAAGAGTTATGGGTAACACCGCAGCAATTCAAGGACCAAATCCATTGATGGGATTAATGATGACTGTTATGCAATCTTTACAACAGATTGTCAGTATTCAAATGAACAACAAGGAAGCATTAGAAAAATTGGCAGTCGATTTAGTTGTTAAAGAATTAGGTATTCCTGAAGGAAGTTTACAATTTGATGCTGAACTTGTTATGCAACCAATGGGTTCTGCTGAAGGAATGAAACCAGAACCTGAAATACCATCAGAAGAAGAGATTGAAGAATTCATGGGTGATGTTGAAACTTTTAATTTAGAAAGAGCTAAAAGAAGATTTATTAATTCTTTAATTCAAGGAGCGGCGTTTAAAGGTGGACATATGTTCAATTTAGTATCAAGTGAACTTGATGAGATTAACCCAAGATTGATGAACTTATATACTGTTTCACAAGCATTAATGGAACACGCATATTGGTTATTTCCTGACATGGAAGCTATGGCTGGAAGTGGTAGTGGTCAAATGGGTCAAGAAGAGGTTGATACTCAAACTGACCCACCGACTGTTAGAGCAAGAGCATTAACTTTTCCATTATTAGTTCATGAATTAGTTAAAGGTGTTTATGAAGTATTTGGTACTCACGGTTTACCTGATGACCCAAAAGCTGCTGAAATGGTTATGGGTGCTGAAGATACACTTCCTTCTGAAATTTGGGATTCAAGATTGGGACCAATTTTTTGGGAAAAATTCCAAGAAGCTTATCCATTAGAACTTTTTGAAGATGATATGAAACACATACAACATCATTTGTTTTTCAGATTCTCTAAATTAGACGCTAAACAATTCTTTAAAGTGAGTAATGCTATTTTAGCAGGTAAACCTGAAGGTATGACATTCATTCAAAGATTGGTTGATGAAATTGTTTCTGATTTGAAAAAACAAGAATATGAAGATACAATGAAACAATATGGTTCTGATGACGATGATATTGATGATATAGACATTTCAAGTTTAGGATTCTAAAAAAATAAACCCCTCAATAGAGGGGTTTCTTATTAATGAACCATTATTATATTTATTAATAAAGGTATGACTAAAGAACAAGTAATGATTGAGTATGTAAGATGTATGAAAGATACACCTTATGCTCTTAAAACGTATTTACAAACTTACGATAATACTGTGTCAAGATATGTTCCATTGGAACTATTTCCTGACCAAATTAGTTTGTTAAAAGATTATGAAGATTATAACGAAAATATTGCTTTAAAATATAGACAGGCGGGTGTATCTACAGTAACCGCTGCTTGGGTTTCAAAAAAATTAGCATTTGCTAAAAAAATAAAACCTGAAAAGATTTTGATTATTGCCAATAAACTTGATACATCACAAGAAATGGCAAACAAAATCAGAGCGTTTATTGGTCAATGGCCCGACTGGGTTGGTATTGATTTTGCCGCTGAAAAAAATTCACAAAAACATTATAAATTAAATAATGGATGTGAAGTTAAGGCGGTTGCGACATCTAAAGATGCCTTGAGAGGTTTTACTCCGACCATATTGATTTTTGACGAGGCGGCCTTCATTGAGGCCGATAGTGATTTTTGGGCGGCTTGTATGGCATCCCTATCTACGGGTGGTAAAGTAATAGTTGTGTCAACACCAAACGGGTATGACCCAATCTATTATGAAATTTACGACCAAGCAAACAGAAATATGAATGACTTCAAAATTTCTGAAATGTATTGGTATCGTGACCCAAGATACACAAGAGATTTATATATGGTTAAGACAAAAGATATTATTCATTATCTTTTGAATAAAGAAGAATATAATGTTAGTGATATTATTAGTTGGGAACCAATAGAATTTTCAGATAGGAACTATGATGATTTAAAAAAAATTATTGAGGACGGTTACAAACCATGTTCGGCTTGGTTTGAAAGTATGGTGAAAAAACTTAAGTACGACAAACGTAAGGTTTCTCAAGAGTTAGAGTGTAATTTCTTAGGTTCGGGTGATAACGTATTTGATTCTAATATGATGCAAAATATTAGAGAAAATATGATTCGTGAACCACAAAACAAGATGATGGGAAACTCATTATGGATATGGAAGGAACCTGTATTAGGTCACAAGTATGTTATGGGTGTTGACGTTTCAAGGGGAGATAGTGAGGACTTTAGTTCTTTCCAAATCATTGATTTTGATGAGAGAGAACAGGTTGCGGAATTTGTTGGAAAACTACCTCCTGATACTATGGCTGAGATATGTTATAAGTGGGCAAATATGTATTCTTGTTTCATCGTGATAGATATTACGGGTGGTATGGGTGTTTCCACGTCAAGGAAATTACAAGAAATGGGTTATAAAGATTTATATGTTGATGGTGTTGACACAGCAAATAAATGGAAATACGACCCAAAGGCAACTGAAAAAATTCCTGGAATCAATTTTAATAATAAACGTGTTCAAATAATTGCGTCGTTTGAAGAGGCATTGAGACATGAATTTAAAATTTATAGTTCAAGATTGTTCAACGAAATGAATACATTTATTTATGTTAATGGACGACCTGACCACCAAAAAGGACAACATGATGACTTGATTATGTCACTAGCTATGGCTTGTTATGTTGCTGAATCTTCATTTACAAGTTTAAAAAGAGTTACCGAACAAACAAAGGCGATGTTGGATTCATGGAGTGTTGCCAATAACGATAATGTTAGTAAACAAATTGAATTCAATCCTGTAATACCAACTCTTACTGATAATATGAATCAATCAAGTAGGAATAGTTATTCAAAAGAGGATTATATGAAATACGGTTGGCTATTTGGAGTTAGGTAATATTTATGACTAATGGGATTTTCATCAAGAAAGAGAACAAAAAGTATTTACATGGGGTCAAAGTTAAGTGTCCCTGGTCAAGGTATATATACGGCTAAATTAACTCCGTCTGAAAAGACTCAAGTTAACATACAAACTAATAGAGAACCAAGACCATCGTCAACACCAAAACCGGTGGTAAGTTCAACTCCTACACCGACACCAACTCCTAGTACAAGTCCTGTAAGTGTAACACCAACACCAACAGTAACTATTTCAGTTACACCTACTTTAACACCAACTATTTCAGTTACACCTACTTTAACCCCAACACCAAGTCCTTCATTTATACCACCAACACCATTTATCGGTATATGGAGAACAACAGGGTCTTCTGAAACTATTACATTACCATTCAAAATTAGTGGAACGTATAGTGGAACAATTGATTGGGGTGATGGTAATACATCAGTTAACTCATATGGTAATAGAATACATATCTATGATACCCCAGGTGACTACACTGTAACAATATACGGAGTGGTAAATGGTTTTGGATATGTGTTTGATGATATTGGAAGTGGTGAAACTTTAAAATTAATAGAGATTCAACAATGGGGGGCCCAATTTAATTTAGGTAGTGATTATAACTATGGTCGTTTTATGGGATGTTCAAATTTAACTTTAACAGGAGTTACTGATACATTAAATCTTAATGGTACTATTGATATCATGGCAATGTTCTCGGATTGTAGTAATATTACGACAATACAAAATATTAATAATTGGGACGTTAGTAACATTAACAATCTATTATTTATGTTTAAAGATACACAATTTGACCAAGATATAAGTGGTTGGGATGTTTCAAACGTTACTAATATGAGAGGTATGTTTTATAATTCATCATTCAATCAAGATATTAGTGGATGGAATGTGTCGGGAGTTACCGATATGTTTAGTATGTTCCAAGGTACACAATTTAATCAAGATATAAGTGGTTGGGATGTTTCAAACGTTACTAATATGTCAGGTATGTTTAATAATACACCATTTAATCAAGACATTAGTGGATGGGATGTATCCTCTGTGACAAATATGGGTTTTATGTTCCTATCAACACCATTTAACCAAGATATTAGTGGATGGGACGTTTCAAAGGTAACAAATATGGGTCAAATGTTTCAAAATTCATCATTCAATCAAGATATTGGTAAATGGAATGTGTCTGGAGTTACAGATATGGGTTCCATGTTTTGGTCAGCATTGTCATTTAATCAAGATATTAGTGGTTGGGATGTTAGTAATGTAACAAGTATATTCGGTATGTATGGTATGTTTTTTAGTGCCACGTCATTTAACCAAGATTTAAGTAGTTGGTGTGTACCATTAATACCTTCATTACCTCCATTTTTTGACGATAACACACCTTCTTGGGTACTACCTAGACCAAATTGGGGAACTTGTCCACCATTTATTAGTATTTGGAGAACAACTTCACCAAATGAAACTATAACATTACCATACGAAAATACAGGAACATATGATGGTACTATTGATTGGGGTGACGGTAACACTTCAGGTAATTCATATTCAAATAGAACACATACTTATTTAACACCTGGTGATTATACAATAACAATATCAGGTGATTGTGTTGGTTTTAGATTTAACGATAGTGGTGATGATACAAAAATTAGAGAAATTACTCAATGGGGTAGCAAATTTAGATTAGGTAATAATGGATATTATTTTGCGGGATGTTTTAATTTAGTTTTAACAGGTGTTACTGATGTATTAAATTTACAAGGAACAGATAACTTAACAAGTATGTTTGTAGGATGTAGTCAAATAACTACTGTTAATAGAATGGATGAATGGGATGTCTCAAATGTAATAAATATGAATTCAATGTTCCTTAATGCAACTAGTTTTAATCAAGACATTAGTAGTTGGGATGTTTCTAATGTTACGATTATGACAGCAATGTTTTTAGGTACACTATTTAACCAAGACATTAGTAGTTGGGATGTTTCAAGTGTAACAGATATGGGAAGTATGTTCTCATTTTCTCAATTTAATCAAAATATAAGTTTATGGAATGTGTCAGGAGTTACTAATACTTCATTTATGTTTGCGATTACACTATTTAACCAAGATATTGGAGTATGGGATGTCTCAAATGTTACTTACATGTATGGTATGTTCCAAGGTTGTGTACCATTCAACCAAGACATTAGTAGTTGGGACGTTTCTAATGTTACCAATATGGATTACATGTTTTATAATACATCATCATTTAATCAAGATTTATCTTATTGGTGTGTAGCATTAATCCCTTCATTACCTGACAACTTTGACACAGGAGCATCTTCATGGGTATTACCTAAACCAGTATGGGGAACTTGTCCCACACCTCCATTTATTAGTATATGGGACACTACTAAAACTTCAGCAGGGTCATCAAGTTCTAATCAGGTGTCTCTACCTTTAGACTCATTTGGAATTTATAATGGTACTATTGATTGGGGTGATGGTAATATTAGTGCGAATACTTTCGCAAATAAAACTCATACGTATTCATCACCAGGTGTTTATACAATAACCATATCAGGGACAAGTATTGGATTTGGTCCATTTAATAATGGTGGTGATAGACTTAAATTGATTGAAATAACTAAATGGGGAAATTTTACTTTTCAAGGAACTTCTTTACAAGGTTATTGGTTCTCAGGATGTCAAAATTTAAAATTATCTGGAGTTACCGACTCTATTACTTTAGGTTTTACAACTGATTTAACTTCAATGTTTAATAATTGTACTTCATTAACTACAATAAACAACTCAAATAATTGGGATGTGTCAAGTGTTCAATTTATGGGTAATATGTTTTTAAATTGTAATCAGTTTAATGATTCAGGTATTACATCTTGGGATGTGTCAAACGTAACTAATATGAATGGTATGTTTTTTCTTAACACATTATTTAACCAAGATTTAAGTGGGTGGTGTGTTCCATTAATACCGTCATTACCAACAAACTTTGATACCGCCGCAACTTCTTGGGTATTACCTAGACCAATTTGGGGAACTTGTCCACCTTAAAATATTATTTAAATATTTAAATATAAAGATTTAGAATTAAAATTATAATATGGAAAACAATCAAAATAATCAATTAACGGTTTGGCAAAAATTATCCCAAGCATTTGGGCCTAATTCTTTACTGAATCAAGATTATCCAACTTACAAATACGATAAAGAGGAATTATTAAAAACCACTTCTAAACAAGAATTTGATAAAGAACTTTTACAAGCTCAACAAACATATTATTTAGCAAATCAGTGGACTAAAATTGAAAGTAATTTATATACTCAAGCAGTATATTACGAACCAACTCGTTTAGCGTCGTTCTATGATTACGAGTCAATGGAATATACTCCTGAGATATCTGCAGCTTTAGATATCTATGGTGAAGAATCAACAACTGTTGACCAAAATGGTTATATGTTACAGATTTATTCTGAATCAAAACGTATCAAATCAATCTTGGCGGATTTATTTAACAACGCATTAGACTTAAACACCAATTTACCTATGTGGACAAGAAACACATGTAAGTATGGTGATAACTTTGTTTACTTAAAATTGGACGCTGATAAGGGAGTTGTTGGATGTATGCAATTACCAAACATTGAGATTGAACGTCTTGAAAGGGGTATGGCTGCAAAATCTCAAAATGTTGACGAACCAAAAGAAAATAAAGGTTTAAGATTTAAGTGGAAGGCTAAAGACATGGAATTTAATTCATGGGAAATGGCTCACTTTAGATTATTAGGTGATGATAGAAAACTTCCTTATGGTACTTCTATGTTAGAAAAAGCAAGACGTATTTGGAAACAATTATTGTTGTCTGAAGATGCGATGTTGATTTATAGAACGTCAAGAGCACCTGAAAGAAGGGTGTTTAAAGTCTTTGTTGGTAACATGGATGATAAAGATGTTGAACCGTATGTACAAAGAGTTGCCAATAAGTTCAAAAGGTCTCAAGTTGTTGATAGTAACACAGGTAATGTAGATATGAGATTCAACCAAATGGCGGTTGACCAAGATTACTTTATACCTGTTCGTGATGCTGCGGCAGCAAGTCCTATTGATACTTTACCTGGTGCTCAGAACCTTTCTGAGATTGCCGATATCGAATATATCCAAAAGAAATTATTAACAGCTCTTCGTGTTCCTAAAGCGTTTTTAGGGTTTGAAGAAGTAGTTGGTGATGGTAAAAATTTATCATTACAGGATATTCGTTTTGCAAGAACAATTAACAGAATTCAAAAATGTATGATTGCAGAGTTAAATAAAATTGCAATTGTTCATTTATTTATTTTAGGATTTGAAGATGAGTTAAATAATTTTACTTTAGCACTTACAAATCCATCGACACAAGCTGACTTACTTAAAATTGACGTTTGGAAAGAAAAAATACTTCTATACAAAGACGCAGTTACCGCTATTGAGGGTATTGCTCCTGTATCTGTTTCTTGGGCTAAGAAACATGTTTTAGGATTCTCAGATGAAGAAATTAAACTTGATTTACAACAACAACGTATTGAAAAAGCGGTTGGTGCTGAGTTAACTAACACCGCAACAATCATTGCTCACACTGGAATATTTGATAACGTTGATAAACTTTATGGAACTAAGTCAGGTAGTACCTCATCTGCGGGAACCACACCTCCACCACCACCTGGTGGTGAATTAGGAGGAACACCAACGCCACCACCGGCAGGAGGACCTGAAGGAGGATTACCTGAAAGTGAGAAAAAAGATAATTACAATATTCTTTTAGAATCTGACGGTTTCATTGATGATGATTCTTTCATTGATTTATCAAGAGGAAAAAATTATTTAGGTGAGATTGAAGAACAATTGAGTAAAATATTAAGAGATTGATATTTATAAATAAAAAGAAATGAAATTCGGTATTTTAAAATCAAAAGTTGATAGAAGATTATTAGAATCTTACTCTAATCAAACTTTCCAAAAAGAATTGAAAACATTCAAAAAATTAGTTTTGGAAAATTCAAACATAAGTAAATTGTTTTACTTGTATGATGAATTAAAAACTAATCAAGGTTTGAACGAATCTGTTCTTGAAGATTATATTAATGAGTGTACTAAAATTTATGAGAACACCATTAGTAAAATTAAACCACAATCTATTGAAAAAATCAAAGGTTGGGTTAAGAATATCAATTCAAAAAATGATTATGAAGATATTGATAATTTATTCTCAAAAAATGTTCTTACTATTGAATCTAAAATCAAAAGTAAAAATCTTATTAAAGAATCTTTAAGTAAAAAATCTATAGATAAAAAAGAACCTATCAAGATTCCAATTTCTTCTATGATTAATGTTGCAAACAACACTATTAAAAATTATATTGAAAATTTAAATGAGACTGAAAAAAAAGAACTTATTAAATTTTTGAATACTGATGAAAAAGAATTGGAAGTAAAATTTGAAACTTTAAAAGAGAATGTTGTAAAAAAATTAAACGTAATTAAAGAATCTGAAAATGATTCAGAAGTTATCACCAAAATTGATGAAACAATTAAGACGGTTAATTCAGAAAAATACGACAAACTTAATTACTTCAAATTATCGGATTTAAACGATAATCTTTAATTCTCGTTTTTCATTTTCTGAACGTAAATTGCCTTATTGATTTGATTTCTACGATTAGTAGATTTTTTAACAAAAGTTTTACGGTTAATTAATTCCTGACTTTGACGAGTCTTAATAACCTTATTTTTCAATTGTTTTAAGGCTTTCTCTATTGATGTGTTTTTATCTAATTTAACTATTAACATATTTTACAAATATCTGCAAATATAAAAAAATTTTGACTTGTAATACATTTATACCTATTTTTTTAAAAAATAAACTTTAGGAAAAATGAAAATTAATGAAAAAAGGCAAAACCTCAAAAATACATGGTTTTAAAACAGCTAAAACAATTTACGGAACAGTAGATTCATTTGAATTAAAATCACTGTATTTAAACATTCAAACATGGGTTGAACCAAAAGAAGAGTTAGAGAATTGGACAAGAGTAGTATCAAACTTAAGTAGAGCCATAAGACATTCAGTATACGAGTCGGTAAACACGGGAATATATGACAATAAATTTATTGTTGATTTAGATTTAAGGTCATCAGGATTATCAAAAGGGAAAAAATCATTTTTAAATTTAGAAGTAAATTTATATTTGTTAGATACAACTTTAGATTTTAAATCAAAAGAAGTTAAAGATTCTCTTAAAGAAATTTGTAAAAGTATCTTCAAAAATAATTTTTCAAATAACAAATATTTTTCGTTTCACTATTCAAAAACAAATAAAACGAAACCAATAACGACACAAAGTTAATCTTTTCAATATTTATTATATAAACCATTGAAATGAACTTAGAAATAATAAAACCTGGTCAAGTTGGGAAAGGAATTCTTATCGAGTACGATGCGGGATATATCAATCCAAAAGAGAACGGTAATGAGAAGATAATTAAAGAATCTAAAAATTTTTTAGACCACTCAAAACCATTTGAATTTTACGCAGTTTTACAAAAGTATGACACTCCAAATAGAAACGGTAGAATATACCCTGAAAAAATATTAAAAAGAGAAGCAGACAATTATAAAAAAATGATTGAGAAGGGAACTTCCCTTTCTGAATTAAATCACCCTGAATCGTCATTAATTGACTTAGATAGAGTTTCACACATCATCACCGAAGTATGGTGGGATGGAAAAGTATTAATGGGTAAGTTGAAATTGTTAACATCACCAGGATTTCACGAAAGAGGAATCTGTTCAACAAAAGGTGATTTGGCAGCTAACTACTTAAGACAAGGAGTTACTCTTGGTATTTCTTCTCGTGGTGTAGGTTCATTAAAAAAAGTTGGTGAACAAAATGAAGTACAAGATGACTTTGAACTTATTTGTTTTGACCTTGTTTCTTCACCATCAACACCTGGAGCATATTTGTTTACAGAACCTAATGAAAGATTCAACTTTGAAGAGAATTTAGAAGAAGAAAACAAAATGAGAGCAGAAAGAACAACAGGTATGAGCGGAGATTCTATTGATAAACAAAAAGAACTGATGAAAAAATTGTCCGCATACCTTGATAGATAAGTTTTATTTATTATATTTTTAAAAAAAAACTTATGGAAATGGATGAGAAATATTTCGTAGCAAAAATTACCACTGATATTGTAGATTCAGAATCAGGTAAGGTAAAAAAACAAAAAGAAGAGAAGTTGGTTAGAGGTTACAACCCAACTGATGTTGAAGCAAAAGTAACCAAAATTTACGAGAGTTATTCACAAGATTGGAGAATAACATCTATTGTTGAAAGTAAAATTGATGAAGTGATAGAATAATAAAACAATTTTCAATAATACATCAAAGGAGGGTTTTCCCTCCTTTTTTGTTTTACCGAGTATTTATGGAATATGAAAATTTCAGTTTCAGAAACACAATACCAAGTAATATTAGAATATTTCAAGCAAAAAACTGACCCTATAGCAGAACACATACGTCAGATGTTACGTGCGGTATATAAACCGTTGAACAAATACGGTAAACTACCGAACCCTGATGGTAACTGTGACACTAACGAAGGTGTTATCTATGTGTGGGAACATATTCCTGGTGTAGACCATTGGTCGGTCTTAAATCGTTTCGATACCAATTCAAAAGTTAGAGATAAAATCAAAGAACTTTTTACATCACAAAATCCTGGTACAGAAATAACAAACAAAAATTTAATAGATTTTATTACAGACAATAAAGATAGTTTGTTTAATGGAGAATATACCGAAGAACTTGTTAACCTTAACAGAGCAACAATTGAAAAGGGTAATCAAAATGAAATGTTTGGAATAAAAATTTTAAAAGATTTTTTTGGTTCAGATACAAACATAATGAGATTCTGTTCAGGTGATGTAAGAGATACCAAAAAAGGTATGGACCTTATGGTTGAAGCTAACGGAAAACAAATATTCGTTCAAGTAAAACCTTTTACAAAAGCAACAAGTTTTGTTGATAGAGATGGTGACACATTCTTTGAAGTATCATCTTATAACTTTGACCACACAAAATATTCAGAAAAAAATGTTCAGGTATTTCTTTACGTGAACACAGAAACAAATGAATATGTGGCGTTCTCAAACAAGAAAAGTAGAATCAAAAAAGAAAATTCAGGTATGACAAGATTCTATGAACCATACCTCATGACCAACATGCAATTCGAAGGAAAAACAAAAACAAAACAATACCGTAACAAACCATTAGAAGATGATTTATTTAAAATGGGAGAGAGAAGACTTCAAAATTTAGAATTCAGAAAATCAGAAATCGAAAAACTTATCGAATTAGAAAAACAAAAATTGGCAAAAAAATAAAATTATTTTACCTCAATTACGTGAGAATTAATTTTTTTTTAAAATTAACAATATTTATATAAATAAAAATAACAACTAAAAATGGCAAAAGAAAAATCTTTAGTAGAAGAAGCTATCCTTTCAATGAAAAATCTTGAGGAAGCTGTTGCTAACAACGCAAAAGAAATACTTGCTTCAACCATGAAGGAAGAAATTAAAGAATTAGTAAAAGAATCTCTATCTGAACAAGAAGAAGAAGAGATTGATACAGATGTTGATATGTCTGACGATGAAGATGAAATGTCTATGGATATGGACATGGAAGATTCTGAAGAAGATATGGATACAGATAACGAAGTTGAAGACATGAGTCCAATCGACTTAAGAGGAAAATCTAACGACGAAATCATCCGTGTGTTTCAGTTAATGGGTCCTGATGATAACATCATCGTTACAAAAGACGATGCTGGTAATATCAACCTAAAAACTGATGAAGACGAGTATATGATTGTTGGAGAATCTGAAGAAGAAGAAGGTTGGAACATGGAAGAAGATATGATGGAAACTTGGGATATGGAAGAACAAGAAGAAATGGACATGGACTCAGAAGAGGAAATGGACATGGATGATTCTGAAGAATCTATTGAAGATATCATTAATTCAGTTTTCAACGATGAATCCGACCTACCAGAATCTCCAACAGGTGGAGAATACGGTGGTGAGTTTGGAATGTTAGAAATGGAAATGGACGAAGAAGACATGGAAGAGGGTGAGGAAGTTATGTATGAAATCACTTTAGACGAAGAATCTGATTCTGAAGAAGATGAAGAGGAAGGTGAAGAAGATGAATCTTACATGATGGAATCTAAAAAAGCTAAAACCCCTAAGACAGGTAAAGCGTCAAGTTTCAAATATAGCACTAAACCAAATATGGACGGTGGTTTTGAAACACCAAAAAGAAAGAAAGCAAACACAACTATGGGCACAGGTTCAGCTAAAAAAGTTGACGTGTACAAAGATGACGAAACTCTTGATGGTAAAATGAAAATAGTAAAAGGTAAAAAAGCCGAAACAAAAGAAGCGTCTCGTACTTATGCTTCGGGTTCTAAAAAAGGTCGTGGTCTAAGAAAAGGAATCACTCCTAACAGAAATTTAGAATTCCCAATCAAAGAGAGCGTATACGGTGAGGAAGTACAAATCCTAAGAGAGAAAAATGAAGAGTACAGAAAAGCACTTAACGTATTCAGAAACAAACTAAACGAAGTGGCTGTGTTTAATTCAAACTTAGCTTACGCAACTCGTTTGTTCACTGAACACTCAACATCTAAACAAGAAAAAATTAACATCTTGAAAAGATTTGACGGTGTGGAGTCTCTTAAAGAATCTAAAAATTTGTACAAGACAATCAAAGATGAACTTTCAATTAAAACAAGTCAACCAATGAACGAATCAATTGAACGTAAAATTGAAAACGTTCAAAACACAGGTTCAGCAGTTAACTTGATTGAGTCTAAAACTTACG